TTGGTTTATCAACTCTCCAAACAAAAATGCGTTGCCTGTGGTAGCTATGTTGATGTACTGAGTGACATTTACAACTGGACTACCACCCGCAATGTTTCCACCCCCAAACAACGCCATCGCAGCACTCGTCGGCGTGGGTTGAACAGCGGAAGCGGCGGCGGAGCAGCCTGCTATCGCAAAGCGACTACCAACCAAGTTCCCAAAATCGGTAGCGTTGCCTGTAGACGCAATTGTTATAAAGTCAATTGTGTCAACGGCATCGCCGCTGCTACTGGTTGAACCTCCCGCAAACACGCCGCGAGTTGAGGAAGCACACGCAGCTACACCTGCCCGAGCTTGCGTTAAATTTCCAAAACCGGACACGTTTCCAGTGGTAGCAATGGTTACGTAAACAATTGAGGCCGTAACAGACGTATATCCTGTGTTCGTTCCGCCACCACCAAACACAGCACGAGTAGATGACGCGCTACCTGAAAAACGAAACGTATTCGCTGTAGTGTCGCCAAAATCTGTGGCATTACCTGTAGACGCAATTGTTATAAAGTCAATTACATTAGTCAGGTTGGAGTAAGTAGAATCAATGCCCCCGGCAAACAAGCCACGAGTATCGCTGGCTGCTGCGGCAGAATATCCCCGAGTTACAGAAAGATCGCCAAAGTCCGTTGAGTTCCCTGCGGTGGCTATTGTGATGTACTCAATGATATTTGATACCGCAGCACCCGTTCCGTTATAACCTATAGCAAAAACACCGCGAACAGCGTTAGATATTCCGGTTGTGCCTTCTGTATTAACAGACAAGTCACCAAAATCAGAAGCCGTCCCTCCGCTAGAAAATGTTACAAAGTCAATAATATTGCTATTTGCAGTTGAGTAACCGCCAGCCCACACCCCGCGTATGCTGTTTGAGCAAGAACCAAGATCGTAACGAGCAACAGACAAAGACCCAAAGTTCGTTGCGTTTCCGGTGGTAGCGATAATTATTTTGCTAATAGTGTTTTGTCGTGTGGAACCGTCGTATCCGCCCCCAAACAACCCCACAGGCGCAGCATTCCCCGCAATCGGCCACAGCCCCTGTACTTGCCAGTAAGCTGCCTGTTCAAGCGTCCACACACCAGAAGCCGCACCGTCTTCAAAGGGGCCAGCAGGCGTTGGGGGAATAGGCTTGATGAAGCCGCCGGGCCAGTCTTTAATAGCCATTATTGGACTCCCCCGTTGGCGTTAGAACAAGCGCCGACTTGGTATTGTTTTGTTGCTGAGTCTCCAAAATCAACCGCATTACCTGTAGATGCAATTGTCACGTACTGAATTGTATTGACTGTAGTCGTAGTATATCCGTCAATGAATGTTCCCCGCGTGGAATTAGATGCAGCCCCCATCCCGCGAGTTGCTACAATAAGATCGCCAAAGTCAGTGGCGTTACCTGCGGAGGCAATAGTGATGTAATCAATTACATTTACACTAACGTTACTTACAGTTCCCCCAGCAAAAAGACCCCGAGTCGAAGAAGAGCAAGAGGCGACATTTTGCCTTGCCACTGTCAGGTCGCCAAAATCAGTAGCATTCCCAGTAGAAGCAATAGTTATGTAGTTAATAACGTTTTGATCCCCTCCCGAATTGCCTGTAATTGCTATAACTCCCCGAGTTTGTGACGAACACGCGCATGAGTTGTATGCTAAAACCAATGTGTCCCCAAAGTCAGTAGCGTTGCCTGTAGAAGCAATAGTGACGTAGTCGATGACATTGCGTTCCGCAAATGTGCCTTGCGACGGCGTAAAAACACCTCTGGTAGTGCTATTGCAGCCCCCAAGGTACGCCCTGCCGATTGTTAAATCTCCAAAATCAACAGCATTTCCTTTTGTTAAAATGGTGATGTATTGAATTACGTTGGTGTCAAAAACGTCTCCAGCAATCAAACCTCGTGTAGTTGAGGCGCAAGTCCCCCATGCGCCAAAGTTGTTTAGCAAATCGCCGAAATCACCACTGTTAGACGCCGATGCAATATTGATGTATTCCATTCTTGCAAACGACAAATCTGCCTGCTGCCCAACAAACACTGCAACATCGCCACTTAAAGGCGGAGGAGGAAAAGGCCACAACCCCTGCCCAACCGCCTGAAACTGCGCCGTAAGGGTCCAAACGCCAGAATAGCTAGGCATGGCTAGAGACCTCCGTGGCAGTTAGAACTTGCACCAAGTAAGTAGGAAGGGACGTTTAAATCGCCAAAATCTGTCGCGTTGCCCACGGAGCTAATAGTTACATATTCAATTCTATTCGAGTAAGTTGCTTCATACCCCCCACCAAAAACTCCACGCGTGGTAGACGAGCAAGCCGCTAAACCTCTGTTTAGAGCAGAAAGATCACCAAAATCTGTGGCATTTCCAGCAGAAGCAATCGTAATGTATTGAATTACGTTAATAATCGTTGTTGGGTCATTTGTGCTTTCCCCACCCCCAAATAATCCTCTGGTAGATGAAGAACATGAACTAGTAAGGTACGCATTACCTAGTAAATCCCCAAAATCCGTCGCATCCCCGCCAGAGGAAATGGTGATGTAATCAATTACGTTTGAATACAAATTACCATATCCACCACCAAATACTCCTCTTGTGGTTGAGGAACATCCTGCAAGACCGGAGCGCGTGACTGTTAAATCTCCAAAATCAGTAGCATTTCCTACAGACGCAATAGTGACATATTGAATTGTGTTTACATTGGTAGCGCCACCGGCGAATACGCCACGCGTGCTGGACGAGCAACTTGCTGTCAGATACTTTGATTCGATTAAGTCTCCGAAATCTGTGGCGTTTGATTTTGTTGCGACGGTCACATAGTCAATGATATTAGTGTACGTAGTTGAATATCCACCACCAAATATCGCTCGTGTAGTAGAGGAACAAGAAGAAACACCCTGCCGTGCAACTGTTAAATCCCCAAAATCGGTAGCGTTTGCGGCCACTGGTATATTTATGTAATCAATATAATTAGTATTGCCCCCACTTGTACTCCCGCCACCAAAAAGACCTCTAGTGCTTGCGCTTTCTGGCGTCACGCTGTTACTTGCTGAACTAAAAGGACCGGGGCCGTAGCTGTTCAACGCCCAGACACTAAAAGTGTACGGCGTGCCGTTGCTAAGACCCGTTACAGTGATTGGCGAGGAGGAACTTGAAACAGTGATCTGACTAGGATTGGAAACCGCGTAATACGCAGTGATGGTTGACCCACCCACGTTTGCAGGCGCAGTAAAAGCTACAGACGCCTGAGCATCTCCGCCGGTCGCCGTACCAATCGTCGGCGCATTCGGGTTCTTCAACGGATCAAAATTAGCCGAGACAAACCCGGCTGGAGGGCGTAAAGGCATGACGCCTCCTTATGCGTTGATTTCTTCCCAGCTCGCTGTAACTACGAGATCGCTGGCCGTGCCTGCTGTGGCACCGATGGACTCGTCTTCTTTCAAGTACAGCGAAGTCGTCTTGTCCAGCACGATCAGTGTGGCATCCGCAGGAACCGAGACGGTGGAGACAATTTGGTAAGCCGTGCCACCAAGGTCGTCTTGGCTGTACTTGCTAACCGTAATGTCAGCCGCGTTCGTTCCATCCACGTTGGCAACAGTGATCATGTTGACTTTGAACACTTTGCCACTAGAAGCGGCGTTGTTCACAATGGCGGTCGCATTGGTGGTTGTCAGGGACGTACTGCTGTTATTGCCGTAGATTGCGGCGACGTTAACTATGTTGGGATTCATGCAATTCTCCTATGCTTAGGCGGCAAACGCGCCGTGATATTTTTGACGAGCCTCTGTGGCAACAAGCTCTGCAAGTTCAAGGTCTACAAAATACCCAACATGCTTGATCTTGCGATTAATGCCAACGTACACCTGCCACTTGCTGGCTCGCTTACTCCACGCCACGCCCTTTGCTCCAGACCTGTTGTTCTTGAACAATTTACGATTTTGCATGTTTTCGCAGCTATCAGCCATCCGCAAATTTTCAATGCGATTATCGAGCGAGTCTTGATTGATATGATCAATCTGCTGAGGCCACTCTCCGTGATGCCACAAGTAAACGAGCTTGTGAACGCAATAATGCTGGCCTGCAATTCTGGTAATCAAATATTTTTTGTCCGGCCTTTTCGCGCCACCTGTAGCGACCGAGCCTATCGCCCTGCCAACTTGCCCGGCAGGCCCGCTGACAGCCACCTTGCGAATAAGTGCGCCGTCTTCTTGGTAATCAAACAGCCTTTTAAGTTCCGCCTGCGTGATCACGGTTTATCTCCTTAGAGACCGAAAATGAGTGAGAACGCGATGGCTTGGCCTTTGGAGGCTCCGCTCGCCGCTGGGGTTGTTGACTGCCAAGTCGTGCCATCAGATGTCAAAACATTGCCTGTGGTGCCCGGCGCTACGAACTGAACCGCGCTGGTGCCGTTGCCAAGAACGACATTGTTGGCGGTTAGCGTTGCTGCGCCGGTGCCGCCATTTGCGACAGGGAGCGTGCCAGTGACGTTGGTCGTCAAGTTTGCAAACGTAGTTGACGTAGTGCCCGTGCCGCCGTTGGCAATCGGAAGCGTGCCCGTGACGCCGGTGGTAAGCGGAAGACCCGTGGCGTTCGTCAGAGTCAGGCTGGATGGCGTACCCAGCACCGGGGTGACCATAGTGGTATTGCTGAGAGCGTTTGTAACCGCGCCACCTGCGCCCGCGCCATCGGTGTAGACCATCGAGGTCTTGCCCGAAGCAATCGTAACGGTAGCACCGGAACCCTGCGCAATCGTGATCGACTGGCTGCCGGTGGTGGCGTTCTCGATGATCCAGACCTTGGACACCGTGTTTGGGGCAATCGTAATTGTCCGGGTCGCACTCAGGGAAACACCGGATGTAATTTTGAGGTACATCGAGCGTAAAGTATCAACCGAGCCATCTGCCATGGTGTAGGTGACATCAGCGTCGGATGCCATGTTCTTGGTGCCATAGCCAAACGCATCAGTAACGAAGTCCCAGTTAGCATTGGTGGTCGTGCCCCAAGTACCACTCTCGTCGCCAGTGGTGATCTCGGTCAGGCGAAGATTGTTAACAAATGTAGCCATGGTGTCTCCTAAGCCGCGATGTCTTCCCAATCAGGGTTTTGAGCATCGGGGACCGTTGCCCAGCCGGGCGATTGTACAGCGTTTATATTACCCCAATTAGGGTTTTGTGTATCGTTGACCGTCGTCCAGTCAGGCGATTGTACCGGATTTATACTACCCCAATCAGGGGTTTGTGTATCAGGGACCGTGGTCCATCCTCGTATATCAACCGTTCCAACGGCACCGCTACCGACAACGCCAATCGGGAAAATCGTGTCCTGTATACGTAGCTGCACCGCCCCGACATTGCCTGTCGCGCTAACTCCACTAACCTGCTTCCGCGCTAGTGAAACAACGGTACCGACCGCAGTAGTGCCCGAAACCCCTGTAACCGGGACGCTTTTATTGTATTGAAGAGTAACGGTGCCTATGCCCCCGGTGCCGGACACGCCTATAGGAACAACAAGTTCGCCAGTCGTGGTGGACACGGTGCCAACTGCGCCCGCGCCAGCTACACCCGTGACACCAAAGGCTACTTTGGGGGCAACAGCTCCAACTGCACCCGCAGCTTCTACTCCGGTCACGACTACCGTAGCGTTGACTGCGGTGACTACGGTGCCTATGGCACCCGTACCTTGGACCCCGGTTACTTCTTTGGCTATTACGATAGAGACGGCACTACCGCCAAATGGACCAAGGCCCCACCCACCTAGACCCCACCCCCCAGCTCCCACGTATCCTGTCGAGAAGACGCCAGTAGGAGTAACGGTGACGTTTATAGGGATCGAAACAGCTCCAACAGCACCAGTGGCTTGTACTCCCGTAGGGGAAACGGTGCTCGAAATAACAAAGCCAACGGTCCCAATTCCGCCAGTTCCTTCCACACCGACTGGAATGGAGATGTCGCTAACCTGAACGACAAACCCGCCCATCTCCCCAACGCCTTGGACGCCGGTGAGGGTAGTAGTAACGACCTTGGCTACGGTGCCTACCGCGCCCGTGGCTTCTACGCCAGTGGCGCTAACCTGCTTATTAAGGGCTACAACTACGGTGCCTATTGACCCAATACCAGAAACCCCGGTCAGGGTAACAATAACCGCCTTGGTCACAGTGCCTGTTGATCCAGTTCCAGACACTCCGGTAGGTGTAGTGGTAAGAGCCTTAGCTACGGTACCGACTGACCCGGTGCCGGAAACGCCCGTTACAACAACGGTTTTATTGATAACCGGAACAGCGGTCCCAACTGCGCCAACACCTACCGCGCTGATACTACCCTCGCCAAAGGGAAGTTCGCCCCAGCCCGCACGGCCCCACCCACCAAGCGAAACCGTTACACTGACGGGAAAAACTATATTGACACTGCCCGCTGCACCCACGCCTGAAACGCCTGTGGGAGTTACGACCGCGTCTATAACAAAACTAACCGCACCTATTGCGCCGGTGGCTTCTACACCTGTGACGCTAACCTGCTTATTAAGGGCTACAACTACGGTGCCTATGGCTCCCGTCGCTTCTACGCCAACAGGGATGACAATGTCGTCGATTTGGACAACAAATCCGCCTATCTCCCCGACGCCTTGAACGCCCGTGGGGGTAAAAACAACAACCTTGGCTACAGTACCTGCCTCACCCGCGCCCGAAACGCCTGTGGGGGTGTCAATTACGCGTTCAGTGGCCGTGCCTACCGCGCCCGTGCCCACTACGCCAGTAGGAGTAACCGTGACGTTAACCGCCGTAATAACTTGAAGAATCAAGTAATTGATCGCGAAGTCGCGGGCAGCCGCAGTTGTAGTGTTGTAGGTCTGGTTGCCGGTCGCGTTGACGGTTTTGTTCTGACTGGTGATCGCGGCGCTTGTAGCTATAGTGCCTGTACTGCCCGCTGCGGTGTAGGCAGCTGACCAGTTGCCGTTTACAGTGTCGGCATCGGCAGTGGCTGCCGTGGTATCTTCCGTGGCCGTTGCGCCAAAAATTGTATGGGTGTTTGTGACACTAACTGCGCCTGCCGACTGTGTGTTAGCCGAGCCAACTGCTCCAGTACCCGCCGAGACAAACTCAACCGATTCCCCCGCGCCGGGCTGAATACGTTGAACAACGAAAGCTTTTGAGGTGGTGTTCGGGCTAAACGAAACCGTTACAGTGCCGGAAGAGAGGGCATTAGTGACCGTACAGGTCCAGACGCCAAGGGTTATGCCTGCGTTAGCAGCGCCGGGGTCTTGATTGATGTAGGCGTTACGAAGGGTCCACGTATTACCGGCGCTATCGGAAATGCCTGATATAGATACCGCGCCACCGCCGCCCGCGTTATCGGCAGAGCAGGCAACGTAAAGCCAGTCGCCGACAGACGCGGTAACACTAGCACTTGTCGCAAGGGTTGCGGTGCTAGTTGTGCTACTGGCCGTTGTGACGTTGCTTATTGTCAGCGCCACGGCCTGATCCCCCTGTTACGCTTGGGTTTGCGCTTAGGCGATGCGGATAATAGCGGTCGCAGCGGCGGCGGCAGGGAACTGAATCTGGAAGTCACCCGAGCTAACCGTCTGGTCGCCACCAAAGCTCAACACGGCGCAAGCGGGGTCGCCGGATGCCGTGTCGTTGTAGATGATCGCGCCGCAGGACGTAAAGGTAGCCGAGGTCCACGTAGTATCCGCAAAGTCGCAGATAGCTGTGGTGCCGTCGGCCACAGGAGTCACAGAGGTCAGCGTGTTGCCGCCCGTGGTGTAGCCGTTACCGTTAGCCACTTCGTCACTATTACCCGTGAGAGTAGTATAACTAGTGGTGCCTGCGCCGTAGGTGCCTGAACCGGCAGCCGTGGCTTTCATCAGCGCGATCTTGAAGGTGTTACCGGTCGAAGCGGTAAAGTTATGAACAGCCTTAAGTATTTCTACTTTGAAGCTGGTGGGCATTGCGGTAGTGACGGTAATAGCCATTTTAGTTCTCCAGTAGTTTTACAAGCTCCGGGTGCCCTGCGGCTCGGAATCGGTTCGCCAAAGTGGTGTGGTTCGACCGCACCGCCTGTTTCATGTAGTGCACCAGCACCCCACGGATTTCGTTCTTAAATGCTTCTGCCTGATCCCGGATAACCGGGTGGCAGTTGCCACCAATCGAGACAATTTTATTTAGCGCCTGTTCGGCAACTTCTTCGGGGGTAAAGCCACGGCCTGATACGCTCGTCGCTTTGATTTCCCCTAGCTGTGCGCCCGCTACGATACTGAACATGGTTTATGGTCCCGGTGACTCCGATTTAACGGGGATTCTAATCATCCCATCTCTGTACTCGTCGCGACGGCGACGACCCTGTTGTTCGATACCCAAGCCTTGTACGGCTTGCAGATAACTGTCGCTAAAATATTTTAACATCTCAGCCGGACCTTTGGTGTAACTATACGCTTGTATCAAGCAGGCATACAGCAACGCCTCTGGCGCGTTCAGGCTCACCCACGTCGTGGGGTTAGCTGAAGACAGTTGCGTCGGGCTATAGATATACCCAATCTCCGCCGCATAGTTACTATTAGGCGTAGGGGCGAGATAGAAGGTGGTCTGGTTCCAAACGGAATAGTATTTGGGGACCCCTGTTGCAGCGGCATCCGGCCAATACTCTTTCATGAAAGACGTATCGCGAAAGTCCAAAAACACCTGCTCACCGCTCACGGTGATCATCAGGTAACGGTGCGTCAGGATGTTAGACGGAGCCGTTAGAAACTTGTTAGAGGCGGTCAGTGTGCCGGTAGACTCCACCTTGAAAACATCAAGGTCAATGTCCCGCAGAATCCGCTTCTCCGCCATTTCAATAAAGGTGTTGATCACTGAAGCGGAGAAGACGTTGCTCCCCACTTCAGTGTAGTTGCGTATGTTAGTAACTAGCTCGTCGTAGGTCATGGTGTGATCACTATGGTTACTGTCCCAACACTACCCACACCCTCGACAGGACGCTGCGTCGGGAATGGCTGCATGTCATTCGTGTCTGACGCGCTTCCGATACTTTGGAATGCGGAATATCCGGGTAACCCAACGAACACTACTACCGGCTCAATCCTATCCGGGCGCGGATCACGCAGTGCAATCGCGTCCCCTCGGTACTTCAGCGGAAATAACTGCGGCTCTTTTGGCTCGTAGTCTTCAGGGCATACCATGAAGCCGCGCCAGTTCTTGCGCAACACATTGTACGGATACCGCTGACCGCACGTATCGCACAGGCCAAACGAAAACTTGCCGCTTGCAAATGCCATCTCATCTCCCGAAATCAGGAATGAAATGGACGCTTGCCGTATCCCGGTCTTCTAACGCTGCCCTTTGGAAATCTTCTTCGTAGATCTGCTTTAGGGCAGCCATGCGCTCAGGCGTGTATTTTAACGCCAACATGTACGCCAATCCAGAGGCCAAACACGGCAGGAATCGATAGTTAACGTCGGAGGTATTGGTGTAATCCCCCGCGTCTTGAATACGTCGAATACGGTAGTAGATAAACGAATACGACTGGTCTGATGCCGGGTACAGGTACACCAGTGTGGGGTTCGCTCGCTGCACGTAGTACTGCGCGGGTCGCGCCTGCGTGAGTTTATTGGGAAGGTTCAGATACTCCTCCCGACTGATGCGATCCATTGAGATGTCTTGCTGCTGGCCACCCGTGGTCACTCGGATAACGGCTGACAACACGTTGATGGTGTCAGCTGCCAACGTCAGCTCGCGAGATCCTTGCACAATGGCGTAGGTCGCCTGCTCAATGGTCCACAGGTTTAACCCACGGTTCGCCCAATCTAAGAACAACAGGTTGAGAGACCTGCGGGCGCTGGAGAGCTGATAACCGGCGGTCATCCGCATCCCACAACGCTCGAACGCCTCCTCGACAAGATCGTCGATTGACAGCGTAAAGTCAGTCGTCCCTGAAGTCGCCATTACGCACAGCCGCCTTTACGCATCTTCTTAGTTTTCTTGGCCATTCCGCCTTTAGCCATAGCCGTTTCGCCCATCGCCATGCGCTTGTGTTGATTAACCGCGCCGCCTTTGGCCATCATCGGGATGCCCGTTGATTTGGCTGCAGGGTTACTTTTTACCTTGTTCCGGGGACCTGAACTCACTGCTCCGCCACCTTGAGTGGCAATACCCATTCCACGTCCAGCCATGATATTCACCTTTGAGTTGTTAACACTTCCACCGTTTACGCGCTTGACGCAACCGGCTATCGGGGTCTTTTGCTGCCTTTGGAAACTGCGCCATCTGCCCTGCAGATCGAGCACAATACGACTTTCTTCTCTTCGCCTCTGCTGGAGACGGTTTATCTGTAGTAACGGCTGTTTTTAACTTGCTGCCGGGATTAGCCTTACGATAAGCCTTTACCCCTTTCTCCGTCATGCCCGCACCCGACTTTGTAGGCCGGAAATTGCCAGACTTAACAGAGGTCTTAATGTCCATTACCTAAATCCCGCTGTTTTCTTTGCAATCTTTTTGGGTTGCGCTACAAACTGTTTCCCTGCTTTTTTGCCAGCCCGCTTCGCCTTTGTTGTTGCGGCGTACTCAGCAGCACTAAGGCTTTCAATCGCGGCTTTTGGCAAATACCTTTCGCCCGTTTTACTGGACGGCTTGCCGCTTTTAGTTGTCCATTTCTGATCGCCCCAATCTTTCAGGGATTTCTGGGGAGCTTTCAATCTTCACCCGCCTCTTCACGCGCTATCGCCTCAAGTTCTTCTTGAGTACCACAAGTGCAAGGGCCTTCGCCTTGACTAGCGCAATCTACCGTGTGCCCATTAAGCATTTCAAGCACGGGAATACTTGAAAGGTCCTCGTTCCATCTACGAGGAAGGCGCAGCGATTCAATTAATTCTTTAGTAATAGGTCTTGGTTGTTCAATCACGGTAACCTCCGCCAGAAGCTTTATATTTTTTAGCAACAAGTTGTGCTTTTCTCGCGCTCCATTTTCCAGCACCAGTACCCTGCGTTGCCGAAGCCATTACTTGAGCCACAATCTTTTTGCGGAGAGTTGGCTTCGTATAATTACCCGCAGCATTTACTTTGCTTTTCTTTGGTGGAGTCTTAGCCATAATGCACCGTTACTGTTATTGGTTAGCAACCATGTAAGCCCCATTTTCAAGCGGCTCATACCGTACATAATGCTGCCATGTGCCGGTGGTAGAGCCAACTCCAATGGTTATCCTAACTGTTCCAGCAGGAACCCTTACGCCACGCGAAGCTGTGTTAATCAGCACCCCAGACGAACCCTGTGTTGGGGCTTCGCCTAATGCAGCCGCGTTTGTCATTGCCAGCGCATACCCCGGCACAGTATTGGCCAGTGTAGTAGATGCAGATGACAGGTTTGTAGTGAGCGGACTTGCAGCCGACGTGGTGAACTTCCACAACAGCGTTGATGCCGTGGCATCATTTAGCGTCACGCACTCAGACACAAGGCTGACAAGCTGTACGCTACCCACAACGGTAAACAACGTATCGCCGTTTACCATTACTTTCGCGCCTGACTTTACAACGTGGTCGCTACTGGTTAATCCCGCTACGCTTTCATTAATGATGACTGTCATAGGTTATGCCTTCATGTAAACAGTGACGGTGCCATTTGACGTGACCTGTGAGACTCGCGCACGATAGAACTCGTAGACGGTATACGCAAAAAACAGATCCGAGGACGGGGAGGTTGTTAGCGCCAAGGTGATGGTCCCTAGCGTCACGTAGTTAACGCCGTCGTTGCTGACTTCAATAATTACGGTCGCAGTTCCGGTGGACGAGGACATAACGCCCACCGCTTGAAAGCTGCGGTTGGCATACAGGTCGCTTGTGGAACGAATTTGAAACGCACTACCCGTAGAAGCGGCGGTGGCACTAAGCATCAAGGTTGACATAACACACTCCTATTAAGCAGTGCGTGTGAACACGTACGCCGTTGCGCTCGAAAACATGATTGTGTAGCGAGCCAGACC